TCGTGGCTCTAGCAGCGGGGTTGGGTTGGGTAACAACGCCCCGTTGGTGCAGATTGGTTCCGAAACCGGAGTGGGCGGCGTGCGTACCGCTCCGCAAGCTTACGGCCCTCTGAACATCGGCCAGCCCGTTGCCCAACCGCAGCAGATGCGTAAGGGCGGCAAAGTGAAAACCAAAACCTACGCCAAAGGCGGGGTGGTTAAAACTCGCGGGGATGGCTGCTGCAAGAAAGGCCACACCAAAGGGACGATGCGATGAGAGTTTCACGCGGTATGGGCATCATGAGCAAAGCGAAAATGCCGAAGGCTAAGGCGCTGAGTAAGGGTGGCATGGGGGCTATCAGTAAGGCTAAGACCCGAGCGATTAAAAAGCGCGACGGCAACGAGCCTGTGAAAGTCTTCAAAGCCGGTGGCCGCGTGAAGAAGTTTAAGGAAGGCGGCGAATCTAGATTAGAAATTAATGCAGGTGGAGGTAGATCTAAACGTAAAGGTTTGGATTTAATTTCCGCAGGGGGCAGCGCGTCTTACGATATACCCCTCTCTGAAAATCTTAGTTTGACTCCGTATTTAGAAGGGTTTCTTGCTAAAGGAAAATATACTACTCCCGAAGGGTCTGGGGATATTGACCAAGGCGGAATTACCGGCGGCGGGATGAATTTAAATTATAGATTTAAAAAAGGCGGTAGCACCAACTGGATCGCCGGGGCTATCAAGAAGCCGGGGGCGCTCCGTGCCTCCTTGGGCGTCAAGGGTGACAAACCCATCCCTGCGGGTAAACTTGCTAAAGCTGCTAAGGCTCCGGGGTTGATGGGCAAACGTGCGCGGTTGGCGCAGACGCTGAAGAAATTCAATGAAGGCGGTAGCGTAAACGAAGCGGGTAACTACACCAAGCCGGGGTTGCGTAAGAAGATCGTGTCTCAGGTCAAAGCTGCTGCCACGCATGGAACTAAAGCAGGGCAGTGGTCAGCCCGCAAGGCGCAGTTGGTTGCCAAGAGGTACAAGGACGCTGGTGGCGGATACAAAGACTGATGAAAGCTCCACAGCAGTCGCTTAAAGCGTGGGGGGATCAGAAGTGGCGCACTAAGTCGGGCAAGCCGTCTTCCAAAACGGGAGAACGCTACCTGCCAGAAAACGCCATCAAGTCCCTTTCTTCTGCTGAGTATGCGGCCACCACCAAGGCCAAACGAAAGGGCAAAGCTGCGGGCAAACAGTTCGTAGCCCAGCCCAAGAAGATTGCCAAAAAAACGGCAAAATTTAGGACTTAATAATGACTACCTCCGCATCTCCCCCGACTTTTAACCTCAACCTCAACGAGTTGATCGAAGAGGCGTTTGAGCGGGCGGGCGCGGAGTTGAGAACTGGTTATGAATTTCGGACGGCCCGGCGCAGTCTTAATTTGATGTTTGCCGAGTGGGCGAATCGCGGGATTAATTTGTGGACAGTCGAGTCAGAAACGGTCGCCCTCTCCCAAGGGCAAGCTACCTACCCCCTCCCCGTAGACACCGTTGACTTGATGGAACACGTTATTCGTACCAATGCGGGGACTTCGATTCAATCGGACATCCCGGTTTCGCGCATTAGCGTTTCGACCTATTCCAGCCTACCCAATAAGACCGCGCAGGGTCGTCCGATCCAAATTTACATCAACCGGCAGAGCGGGGCTACGCAGCCTGATGGCGTGCAGTATCCGACGTTCACGTTGTGGCCCGTGCCCAACGTCTCCGATACCTATCAGCTTGTGTACTGGCGACTTCGCCGAATGCTGGATGCCGGGACTGGCGTCAACACACAGGACATTCCGTTTCGCTTCCTACCTGCAATGGTGGCGGGGTTGGCGTACTATGTGGCGCTTAAGATTCCAGAAGCATCGGAACGGATTCCTATGCTTAAGCAGATGTATGACGAGGCTTGGCAGCAGGCGTCTGATGAAGACCGTGAGAAAGCGGCTTGGCGAATTGTGCCGCGTGAAATGTTCATTCAATGAGTAAAGAGCTAAAACTAGCGTGGGCGGCGGGATTTTTTGACGGAGAAGGATCTGTCGTAATTGAATTATCTGTAAGTAAAAAATCCACGTTTGGGCAAAGAACATCTTTACACGCTACAGTAACTCAAACTAGTACGGAATGTTTAGACATATTTGTTGATATGTTTGGCGGAAGTATTAAGGCATGTGAACATACGCTACCTCATAGTAGACGGTGGGCGGTGCAATATACTTGGTCAGTTAGAAACGAAAAGGCAATTACTTTTTTAAGTCAAATTTTATCTTATACTGTTGTTAAACGCGAACAAATAAAAGTAGCTTTGCAATATCCAATGTATAATGCTAATGGTAGAAAATTTGGTTCTTTAATTGCTCCTATGTCTTTAGAGGTTTGGAAGACTAGACTTAAATTACGCCAAGAACTTAAAGATATTCGCGCATCTATGAAAACGATGGCAAGTGTAAGACATTAACAATGTCTAATAAATTTACATCCGGTAGACGGGCAATAGCAGAATGCGACGTTTGTGGGCAACGATATTTACTTAAACAATTAAAAGCATTGATTATTCGGACAAAAAACACGAATATATTAGCGTGCCCGACCTGTTGGAACCCCGACCACCCGCAGAATTTGCAGGGGCTATACCCGGTAGAAGATCCCCAAGCCGTGCGGAACCCTCGCCGGGATAACACATACATTGTGTCTGGGTTGAACTATTTGGGCGCTTTGGGTGAAGGTAGCCGGCAAATTCAATGGGGCTGGAATCCAGTAGGGTTCAGTGGTAACAGTGCGCTGACACCAAATGATTTAGCGGTGGTAGGTGTAGTAGGAACAGTAGGAGTAACTATCTCATGAAGAAGATGAATATGGGCGGCATGGCCGAGCACATGCAGAAAGAACATGGCATCAAGCCGGCGAATAAAGCACCGGGGTTCAAAAAAGGCGGCGCTACCAAGTGCATGAAGAAGGGTGGCCCGACTGGTTTGGAAATGCGGAAAGTGGGTCGCAACATGGCCCGTGCTAACAATCAGCGGGGGCGGTAATGGCTAAATACAGCATGAAGCGTGGTGGTAAGGAGGTAGGCCCAGCGTCGGTCTACGCCGAGCCGCATACGATGACCGGGAAGGCTGTGAACGCTAAAGATTTCACTGGTCGCAATGTCAAGCCGATGCCTTCTGACTATATCAGCGTGGGTAATTATTCCACCGTTGACTTTGATCAGGCACCGAAGAAGCAGACCATTAAAATCCGTGGGTGTGGTGCGGCAACCAAGGGCACGATGGCTAGCGATAAGATGGGCTAACAGATGAATTATTCCGAGTTAGTGACGGAGATTCAGTCGTATGTAGAGAACGAATTCGCTACGGCTGACATTAATACGTTTATCGAGCAGGCTGAACAACGGATCTACAACACCGTTCAGCTTCCGGCTATCCGTAAAAATGTAACGGGATCTCTGACTATCGGGAATAATTATCTGACCGTGCCCACCGATTGGCTGGCGACGTTTTCGTTGGCGGTGATTGACGAGGTTGGGGAGTATCGGTATCTACTCAACAAGGATGTGAATTTCATCCGTGCGGCGTATCCGACGACGACGGTGGCAGATCGCGGGCTTCCTGAGTATTACGCTATTTTCGATTCCAATTCTTTTATCCTTGGGCCGACCCCGGATTTAGCTTACACCGCCGAGCTTCACTATTACTATTACCCCGAGTCTATCGTCACTGCCAACACTACTTGGCTGGGTGATAATTTTGATTCCACGCTGCTTTACGGCGCGTTGCTGGAAGCGTACACCTACATGAAGGGTGAGCAGGACGTACTCGTGATGTATCAGAAACGGTACGATGAAGCGATGGGGCTGTTGAAACAGCTTGGTGATGGTAAAGACCGCCGCGATGCTTACCGTTCTGGTCAAGTACGCTATCCGGTCACTTAGGGGGCTGAATGTTAGATGCGATGGGTGGAACCGTAGGATCTCCAGTAGTCATCACTACGGACTACCGTGGACTTACGCCGGATGAACTTGCCGACTTGGCAATGGATAAGATTTT